TATCTTGCTACTACGTATTAAAAATATTCTATCCTAGTCTCATTAAACTGATTAGGCCAAGCATGCGATTGCCCGTAAGTAAAACATGCTTCTCAAGTCATCCTTGTTGATGTATGGTGTATTTGAGGAGTAATGCTATGAGGTACATAATAGATGTTGAGCCTAAACCGTTTAGGCATAGTAATAAAAAGGCTATAGCTAACGAAGATTTACTGCGTAAGTTATCTATACAACAAGCAATCACTCAACAACATGGGTCAATGGGCATGCTTAATGGTCCGTTGGCCCTTTCTGTTGTATATTACATGAGGTTAAAGCTTAAACAGCCTAGATATATGTTAGATACGCATTGTATATCAAGGCCGTTACTATTCGAGCTTGACCGCATGATATGCGAGACATGCTTAGAGTTTCTGTTTGATGACATGGCGCAAGTAGTAGAGTTTAACAGCTCAAGAAAGTATGCCCATGTGCCTGGTATAGTGTTAGAAATAAGGGAGCTACGTAATGAAGATAAAAAAGTTCAAGAAACAAACAAAATACAAGCTGCTAGAGACGTACAAAAGTGTCATAACGGGTAAGGAAGAGCTTATATCAACCGATGTACTTGATGAGATGGCTAAGGAGCTTATACAGTATTGCTTAGACGATCCTACAGCAACACTTACCAAGTATGCCGTACAGCTTAAAGGGATGCCTTGGAGTTCGTTTGTAAAGCTTAAAGACAGATACGAAGTGCTAGGCAATGCTTATGATGCTGCACTTATTATTATAGGCGACAATAGAGAGTCTGGAGCGCTTACTAATCAACTCAATGACAAGGTAGTACTTAAATCGTTGCCTATGTACTTGCAGCGTTGGCGTGACATAGAAGAATGGAACGCCAAGCTTAAAAAAGAGAGTAACAGTGTTGGTACAGGCGTATTTAAGATAGAGATACCTAGCTATGATGACGGAAACAAGAGTTAAGCTTGATAAGTTTCAGCCTAGACCATATCAGATACCGCTCATCAATGCTGTTGAATCTGGTAAGTATCGCAAGATATTGGCGCTATGGTGCAGGCGGTGTTTACATGGTGATACGCATATAATAATGGCCGATGGTTCTTTTAAGCTTCTTAAAGATATACAAGAAGGTGACTTAATACTTTCTTGGAACGGTACAGAGTTCGAAACCGATAGGGTTAAGAATGTATGGAAGACAGAGCCTAAAGAGACGCTTAAAATAAGTGCTCATGCAATGCCTGATATTATAACAAGTAGAGATCATTTATTTGCTTATTCCTATAACACAGAAGCGGTCACATGGAAGAAAGCAGAAGATCTGCAAGCACATAATCAACTTCAAGTCTATGTTTATGGACCTCAAGGCTGTGTGCACAATCCTGATCTTGCTGAGTTTATAGGCTATATGTGTAGTGATGGGTATTGTGCAGGGTACCAGCAACCTAAATTTACAAATAACAACAAGGTCATTTTAGATAGAGTAGCTTATCTTGCTGATAAATTATTCGATATTAAACCTATATTACGTGCAAAAGGCAATGGTTACGATCTGGGACTTAGCAATAATACTTTAGGTGGAGGAGAGACGCCGAACAAAGTTAAAGAACTATTCAGAGACTATAAACTTGATATACCTAAATCGAGAAGAACTGTTCATCCTATACTGTACACGCTTGATAACGAGTCTTTATATAGGTTCTTTGCAGCATTAATATCCTGTGACGGTTCTTTATATATCCACAAAGCCAAAACAATATATGACAAAAAACGCAATAGGACTTCATTGCTTAAAGAGCGTTGCGAGCTCACTATCAGTTGCGGTGCATGTGAGCAATACGCATGGGATTTGTACTGGCTATTTCGTAAACTCGGCATAGTCCCGCAAAAATTATTATGTGAACGTGGTTCTAACTACAAAATAAAAGTTACAGGCCATGGAGTTAAACAACTTTTGTCTTATGGTCCTGTATATGGCAAAGAAGCAAAACAAGAACAATGTCTGTCTCTCGTTAGTTTTTCATTTCCTAGGTATATAACCAATGGGTGTTGCCGTTCTTGCGTAGCCAAGAAGGAATATACAGGGTCTATAGAGCCATTATATGACATAGAGACTACTAAGAATCATAACTTTGTAGCTAACGGCTACCTTGTCCATAATTCTGGAAAGGATGTATGCGGTTGGAATCTTATAATCCGTGCAGCTATACGCAAAGTAGGTAACTACTTCTATTGTCTTCCTACCTTTAAGCAATGCCGTTTAGTTATATTCGACAGTATAACTATAGACGGAACACGGTTTCTGGACTATTTGCCTAAGGAGCTCGTGCGAAGTATCAACATTAGTGAAATGAAAATAACTCTCAATAACAATTCAGTTATCCAATTAATAGGTTCTGATAGCTATGATACTGCGCTAGTAGGTACCAACCCCCGCATGGTTATATTTTCAGAAGCAGCTCTCTCAGACGAAAGAGCATATCAGCTTGTACGACCTATTATGAATGCTAACTTAGGGGTAACGGTATTTTTATCGACACCACGAGGTCATAACTGGTTCTACAATCTCTATGAGATAGCACGCAATTCACCTGAAGATTGGTACTCATGTAAACTTACTGTTGATGATTGCCAACATATATCAATAGCAGATATTCAAAAAGAAATAGAATCGGGAGAAATGTCTGAAGATATGGCCCAACAGGAATATTGGTGCTCATTTGATGCTGGTGTAGAAGGGTCATATTACGCTAAGTACTTAGATAAGATGAAGCTTGAAAATAGGATAACTGATGTTCCTTGGGAGCCTAACTTTAAAGTCCATCTAGCTATGGACATAGGCTATTCCGATGATACTACAATAATATGGTTTCAAGTTATAGGCACTACTATACATGTTATTGATTGTTACAGTAGGTCTAAAGAAGGTCTCGAGCATTATGTTAATGTAATTAAGTCTAAGCCGTACACCTATGGTAAATGCTTTGCCCCTCATGACATACAGGTAACAGAGTGGGGTTCGGGTATATCACGTATTGAGAAGGCTAAGCAGTTAGGTTTGAAGCTTGTACCGTTGCCTAAATCTGATCTTATGGACGGTATCGAATTGGTACGCAGTACGTTACCACGTGTGTGGATAGACCAAAAGTGTTCTAATCTTATACATGCCCTTGAATCGTATCACCAAGAGTATGATAGTAAACGTAAGGTATATAACTTGCGGCCATTGCATGACTGGAGTTCGCATTATGCCGATGCAATGCGCTATTTGGCATTATCTGTGCCCCGTTGTCGTGATACTCTAACACCCGAAGAGCTTGACCAAAGATACTATAACGCTATTCTACAAGGTACAGAAGCTAACATGCCTAAACCTTTTAGAAATACATAATGGCCTTGTAGCTCAGCAGGTAGAGCGGCCGCACAACTTGTGGTAGGACGGTGGTTCAAGTCCATCCAAGGCCTCTAAATTGGATATTATGAAGCGTACTAAACCTGTTAAGTCGTCATTACGTGAGATAGAAGACGCTGCTATACATACATGCGATCGTTGTAATGCACGTAGTTTTAAGCAGTGTTACACGATTATTTATACTATTGATAAAGATATAGTGCAGGCTGTGTTGTGTTCGTCCTGTGTCAAAGAATATTTCGATAAAGAGAATGAATTTAAAGTAACCTTCATGGGAGTACATAATGAAAGATCTTGAACAATGTATATATGACCATGTATTGCTTGAAGATTGCGCATCAAAGTTTATTACGATCAACCATTCTAAAAAGTTCTGGTATAGTGATTGTCCTTTTTGCAAGAAAGGTCATGTAGCATTCGTTATACATTGCAAGTTGCAAAGATTTTATTGTTTCAATTGTTTTGCCTCAGGCACTGTTATTGATTTTATTATTCAATATAAGCATTTATCTTATGATGATGCGCTATTATTTATAGCAGATCTTTATGATCTTGATGTGGAGAATATATGACAAGCATATTGTGGCCTTGTGTCTTTGTTGCAGTCTCTATTTTTTCACTTGTAGTGCTTTTTTATATGGTTACTGTGCTTGGTGACTAATCTGAACCTTGGTTATCGAGGTAGTAGGTCAGCAAGAATGTTGTTACAACTGTAGCGATACCGCCTATTGTTGTGATAATGGTGCTCATAAGAGCATATTTTGCTTTTCTTTTAGAGTCTTCTGCTTCTTGTTCTTTAGTTTTTATCGTTTCTTGCATTGTTTGAAGTTCTTTTTTCGTACTCTTGTTGTATGATTCAAGTTCTTTGAGCATCCAACGTCTTAATTCATTGTAATCAAGACCATCTAATGAACGTCTACGTGTTCTTATAAATCTTCGTATAACGGACCGACGTGCTTCTTCTGTTTCTTCATCATCTGAAGGAGTATCAGGTGATGTTATACTTCTGCCAAGTGTTTGTTTAACGTGCGGTATATAGTAGATATCTTCAGGTATAGTATTGAATGTTATTAGTGTTGCCATACGAATAAGGTCGTCTACTACTTGCGTAAGTTCTTCTTGTGTATATGTTTGAGGTTCTACTACAACAACAACTTCTTCCATCGCGTGTATAGATAGTGTACATAATAGGCATAATAATAAACGTTTCATACTATTTCCTTTCTGTTTTAGTTATTATCACAATAACATTGCAGAATACAGAACGCCATTTTATTATGGCTTGTATAAACAAAGGGGTAGTAATGATATTTCCGCAGCTTTCAAGCATGTATCTTGACGATACTGATCGTGATATACAAGGCCGTATGGAAGCTTGTTACACGCAAGCTATTATGGCTAATATGAGTTTTTGGAATGATGCCGACCTTGATAGCCGTTTTTATGCGGGTGATCAGACGGTATATAGTGCCTTATATAATAATGTACCAGGTATTACCAAGAGAACATTTTCATTCAATCGTATTAAACGTGTTGTTAATATGGTTTCAGGTAACCAACGCAAGAACCGTAAGCAAACGGTAGTCGTACCTGTAGAGAATGGTGACCAAGAGACAGCAGACCAGTTTACAAAGGTAATATCGTATATACATGACCGTGAAAACGTTCTTGAGACTATATCAGAAGCGTTTGAAGCTTCACTAATAACAGGGCTAAGCTTCTTGCAGTTATGGGTAGATTTTCGCAATGATCCACTTTCGGGTGATATTAAAGTATCTAAGTGCGATTACAACTCGTTTGTTGTAGATCCGTACTTTAGAAATCCTGATATGTCAGATTGTAACTTTCTATGGAAACGTTCATTTTTGACTAAACGTGAGATCATATCACTGATGCCTGCTTCAGTCGATATTATAGCTGACCTTTATGGCGAACAGATGAGAGACGGCAAATTTAACTTTATGCCTGAATCATACGGTTATGCTATGAAGAACCTGTTAACCTACGATGAGTTTTATTATCGTGACTATCGTGAGCAAACAATGCTTATTGATAAGCAAACAGGTGAAACACTTGAGTGGAAAGGCCAAGATGAAGACCGCCTCAAGATATTCTTGCAGACGTACCCTCAAGTATCTATGGTTAAACAAACTATTCCTACGGTAAAGCTCGCTATATTGGCTCAAGGTAAGACGTTATATGATGGACCTAATCCTATCGGAATTGATACCTATAATTTTGTTCCTGTATTTACTTATTGGCAGCCTGAATTACCTTATATGAGTTTTAGAATACAAGGTATAGTACGCAATCTTAGAGATGCTCAATGGCTCTATTCACGTCGTAAGGTTATTGAGCTTGATATGCTTGAAAGTCAGATCAACTCAGGTTGGAAATACAAGGAGAATGCTCTTGTTAATCCAGCAGATGTGTTTATGTCAGGGCAAGGTAAAGGATTATGCCTCAAAGAAGAGGCACAGATGACCGACGTTGAACAGATAGCAGCTACACCTATACCGCCTACTACACTTGAAGTATCGAAGATTCTAGGGCAAGAAATAAATGAATTAGCGGGAGTGTCAGAAGAACTTTTAGGCACAGCAACGGATGATAAAGCGGGTATACTTTCCATTGTTCGTCAGAATGCAGCATTGGTTACGTTGCAGCCTGTATTTGATCAACTTGATAGGTCGCAACGTCTTTTAGGCAAGATGATGATAGATGTTATCTCGTCAAACTATATGCCTGGCAAGATTAAGAAGATCTTAGGTGGTGAAGAACCTACAGCACAGTTTTATAATAAAGCATTTGGTATTTATAATGCACGTGTTGAAGAAGCTGTACTCACTCAGACACAAAGACAACTTGAGTTTGTACAACTGTTGCATTTGCGTGAAGTTGGCGTTCCTATACCTGATGATGTCCTACTTGAGACCTGCACGCTACAGAATAAAAATGATCTGGTACAACGTATACAGCAACAACAACAGGCACAACAACAACAGGCGCAACAGCAACAACAACTTGAGATGCAACAATTGGCTATGCAGAATGAACTTGTACAGTCACAAGTTGAAGCTAATAAGGGTATGGGTATTGAGCGCATGTCTCGTATTGCAGAGAATCAAGCATTGGCTGAAGAGCGCAGGGCTAAGGCTATACACGATGAAGATGCGGCATTACTCAATCTTGTTAAAGCACTTAAAGAGATCGACACAGCAGATCTTGACCAGTTACAGAAGTTACTTACTATGCAAGGCATGGTAAAGGCTCAAGAGATGCAAAATGATATGCAACAATCTTTACAACCTATAAAACAAAGGAAATCACGTGAAAAAGTACAGTCTAGACAGCCTCGCCAAGCATCTGAAAATATCATGGGACAAGTATGACAAAAAACAGTTCCTTCAGGGAATGAAGGTTGAAGCGGAGCATGGCAGCAGATCTAAGAAAACCAATGTAACTCATGATGATCCGTTACAAACTGCAAAGATAGTATTGGCTCATCTTAATGAGAAAAAAGACTATTACACAAGACTCAAAAAAGTTGAAAAGTAAGCCCTCTGTAGTAGAGGGAATAACCCTTGTCTGTTATGCAGACAGTTCTACGAAAGGCCAACCATGGCAAAGAAGTTCTACAATTCCATCAAGCAACAAGGTATGGACTATGTACATTCACAAGAAAGAGCAGATGGAGCTATGATCAGTGAAGATTATAGCAAGATGTCCAATCTTCCACAGAATGTAGTTATTCGTGAATATCCAAAGCGTGAATATTTCTTATCTGATGAGCTTAACGGTGATAATTTGAGAGGTGTTGACCAACAGATCAATAGCCTTGATGGTGCCAAAATTCGTCGTGGTAAGAATCCTAAAAAGTTCTAGGGGTATTATGCCTGCAATGATACGTTCTACTAAGAATCAGAAGATAGTTAATACTATCATTGGCAAACCTTCAGCGCTTAATGAGAAACAATCTACTGTTATGGCTAAAGTTAACAGTAAACTTAAGAACCAAGAATCATCACGTCTAAGATAATATGGGGGCTTCGGCCCCCTTTAGGATAACTATGCCAAGATGTCTGGGAGCATTGAAAAAACTTATGGTACAGGAAGCTAAAGAACCTGAGCATAAGTCTATAAAGAATGCATTGCTTTCTGCAGGTGAAACACCTATGCCCAAACGCACAAAGAAAAAACGGGCAAAAGTAGAAAAAATTATGCACGAGTGGAAAGAAGGAAAATTGCATTCAGGTTCTAAAAAAGGACCTAAGGTAAAAGGACGTAAACAAGCTATTGCAATAGCAATCAGTGAGTCTAAACGTTCCAAGAAAAAGTAGTATCTCTTTACGATAACCAAAACATATTGCAAAAAGGCTTTGTTTTGGTTATCGTTCTGCACAGAGTAGTAATGTCTTAATCAAGGGGAGTAGATGAAGCGTGCTAAACCTGAGACGGTGGGCAAACTTTCCGTTGATCTTCTATCGCAAGCAGATAATAAACATACAGTATCAGAGCAGATGCATGAGCAGCTAAACGACTATGATAAAGAGCTTTATGATTGCTTTTATACCCAAAAATCACGTTATACGGGGATATTTTACATTGTTGTATTGACTCGTGGTGACAGATTATTAGTCAATGTTATAAGACATATGTTTTTTGCCCGCCATTCATGTCCTACGCCAGATTATGACCAATGTGTTTACCAATGCCATAAAGATTGGCCAGAACCTAAATTCATGTGGGTTATTCCATGTAAGGACTATTGTGAGTATCTACGTGATCTTATAACGGTACCTGAAGAACATGCGTCTCTATATCCATATGTCCGTGATTTTTATGACGGCACTTTGTTGGCATTATGTAAAAAACTTAATCATGAAACAGAAGATACAGGGCAACTTATATTAGGAGAGCCACATGGAAAATGAAGAATTAGTCCAAGAGCCTGTAGAGACTCAACACGTAGAACAACCGGAACAAACACCTGTAGAACAAGCAGCGCCTACACCACAAGAAAGTTTTAGAGAATTGCGTTTAAAAATGGAACGTATAGAACGGGAACGTGATGAATATGCACGTATGGTCCAACAGATGCAACAACCTAAGCAACAACAGGAAGAGGATGAAGAAATTCGCCTTAACCCTGATGAGCTTGTGGAAGGTAAACACCTGTCAGCTTATGAGAAAAAACTTCGTAAAATAGAACAGAAATTGCAACAACAGTCGCAACAGAATGCGGCAATGAATGCTGAAGCTATGATCCGTATCGAAATGCCTGATTTTGATAAAGTAGTGACTAAAGATGCAGTCCAAGCACTACAATATCAGTATCCTGAGCTTGCCGAATCTATAGCTAACAATAATAACCTTCACAGTAAGGCAAAAGCCGCTTATCAAGCTATTAAGAAACTGAATCTCTCACAAAATTATTCGACTGAAGCGGAAACTATCACCAAAAATACTGCAAAGCCTAAACCTTTGGCTTCTCTATCACCTGCCCAGGGCGACAGCCCGTTAACACATGCCAATGCGTTTGCTAACGGGCTTACACAAGATCTCAAGGATAAACTCTATAAGGAGATGCTTGACGCAGCTTCACGTTAAGCATCAAAAATCCTGCTCTATTTAATTACAAATAGAGCAGGAAAAAAAGGAGAGTAGTAATGAAGCTTTGATAATATAACTGAAAATGGCATTTCTTCAACTGCTATCTAAAAAGACCCATTATACGATAGTTTATATCCTCTCGTGTTATTTCGTCGAAACTTGCCAAACATGAGATCCTATCAGCGCTTGAGATTGAAAAAAGTCTTTCTATGGTCATAGGTGATTTGCCGGTCATATAGTCGTTATGTACAAAGTTACTATGTAAGCAGTTACATTTAGAACAGTAGTTAAAAGGCATCTTATATTGGCATATAATGTCATCTATTTCGTTGAGCATACGTTCATTACGTTTGATGTGTGCATTGTCTACGGGTTTTTCTTTAACTTTGCTTACCTTTGTAGGTTCTTTTTTGAGTATGAATGTATCAAATATGGTCATTTGTTGTGTTTGTTTCTTCATATATCACCAAGGATAGGGAAAATCGGTCTTAAAACGGTTATTTTTGGGTTTGGACATATCAATACGCATAAGTTTAGATAAAGATGCTGTTATAAGCCAATCTGGTTGTTGTATTCTGCATACTTCTCGCACATAATCTTCAAAATCTTTACATTGTTTTTGGTTAACAATGTTGAGTGTCTCACTATCAAATGCCATAAGTATAAGTTTACCTACTATAGTTGGACAAAACTTACACTCTTCTATCTCTTTTGGAAACTGTTTCTTAAGACACGATCTAATCTGTTCTTCTGTCATATAGATCCTTGATTTAAGTGTAACAGGTTCCTCTACGTAGTGTTACCAAGATACTTGTTTTTTTGTGTTCTTTTAACTAATACTGAATATGAGCGCAATGATGTATTACACATCATATACGGATTCGCTCACCGTATCCATTCGGCCCTACGAAGCTTTAGCGTAGTAGGAATATAGACGCAATTGAGTATTCGTCATACTCATATTCGGCGCAACTGTATAGATCTCGCCAATCTTAGTCCTACAGTATGTTTTTATAGTAATGAGGCAATCATGCCTATGACAACTACAAGCACTCTGCCTTCGCCAGTGCAACAGTCGTTCAATGCGAAGTTATTGAGTGTTCCTACGCCAAATTTCATTCATAATTTGGCTGCATTAAAGCGTAAAATGCCCGCTAATGGGGGCAATACGCTCAGACAACGGCGTTATAATCAATTAAACGCAGCGCTCGTTCCATTAGGGAATGGGGGAGTCACTCCGCCTTCTCAAGCTTTAACTGCTGTTGATATCGATGCAAAGATAAGTTTCTACGGTAAACGTGCCGTAGCAGTTGAGTTGAACTGACGTATATACAACTCAACGAGCAGGTATGTAACGTTGCCTGCTTTAAATCCGCTCTGATTGACTTGGAACTCTTACCGGGTAAAGCCGAAGACAACAAGGGCCAAGTGTTCAAGAGTCCTTAGGGAGATAATTACGACAATGCAAACTTCGCAATTCATTAAACAAAGACAATCTAATATCGAGAATGTTTTGTGGAATAGAAGGGCATGCTCCTTCACCTTTTTTCATGCCAGTTTGCTTGTATGTTTCACGCATTTTGAGCATTATTTCAATTTCTCTTTTCTTACATTGAGAATATGGATAAATAAGTTCACAAATATGTGTAACAAGTTCTCCATGGGCTATCCATCTATAGACATCTTTCCTGGAATTATGAGGCAATTGCTTTCTAGTATATTTAGACGAACAGCCGTTCCATGTGTTTTGAAGCCATTTTATCAAATCTTCGCTTGTGTTAGTAACTTCTATATTTGTTTGATAATACGGCGTTCCTGTTCGTTGGTTGGAACTAAAGTTTCCAATATATATACTTCCTTCTCCATCAATAATTCCTGCCATGTAGGCGATGTCAGTAATCGGATATTCTTTACGTATATAACTAAGACGTTTCATATGGTACCTTCCATGTTAAATGTATACTTACATTATAACATAAAGAAATTGAATGTACAGGCTGACAGACTAAGGCGAGTGGACACCAATATTGGTGAAGCGATAGTCGGGACTATATAGAAATATATAGAGGGAGGAATAACAAGACTCCCCGCCTAGAAATAGGTCACAAAAGTAACAGATTGAACTTTACAGGCACAAGATGCACCTTTGAATGAGGCTGCAATAAGGCTTGGTGTTTCTCTTCGTTTAACAGAAGATAGACTTACCAGAGATATGTTAGCTGCTACAGCAGGTCAGATCAACTGCGTAGGTGGTGTAAATGGAGATAATCCAACTGAAATCACCTTGTCAGATGTCGAAGCGGTTACAACTACTTTGTTGTCTAACAATGCCTATACGATCTTAGATAACATAGAAGGGGAGAATCGCTTTGGAACAGCTCCGGTCAGGGACAGTTACATTGCGTTTACTCATACTAATATGACTTCACAGTTATCTAACGTACAGGGATTTATTCATAAGAATAACTATCCATCTCAATCCAATAATGCCCGTTCAGAATGGGGATCTATTGGCAATTTGAGATTCTTTGTAACCTCTGAAGGTTCTTATACCGAAGCTGCTTCTGCTGCTGGGGCAAGGGTCTATAATACCTTTGTAACAGGTATGGAAGCCTATGCGTATATCGAGCAAGATCATATGTCAGCAACGTTTATTTATAGACCTGCTATCTATGATGGACCTTTGGCTCTCAATTGCACAGTTGGATATAAATTCGGAGCCTGTCCAAGGTTATTGAATGATCTTTGGTTATTTAACTTACGTGCAACCGTAGCATAAGGAGAAGATCATGGCTTTTGGAACATTATTAGATTCTGGATGGTTTATATCTGACGGATCTGCAAAGATATTGCCTTTTACTCAAGGTGTATCTTGGATCAAGATTGTTAATGCGACTGTATCGTCTGCTGTTGCTGGAGCAGGTACTAATGATCGTGGTTTTGAGTTCTTTTGGCAGAATGGGATGATCAATAATGATTGTTCTGTTACATTTTATAATGGAGGTACAACAGCTGTTAATATACGTTCTGCATTAAGACTTGGTGTTAATGGTATTCGTCTTGTAGATACCTCTATTATTCAGACACCTAATCTTACACGTACTCCTACAGCAATTAGTGGCGCTGCTATACCTGTAGTATCTGACGTAGGTTGTGCTGCTGCAGGACTTGCTGCGGGTGATATTGTACGTATGTATAATACTCTTGGAGCTTTACAGATTGATGGTATTGATTTTACTGTTGGTACTGTTAATGCTAATGACTTCCAATTGGCTCATATGGCACAGATCGTAGCAGCTGCTGCACCAGGTGCCGCTGCACGTTATGTACGTATCCCATATGATTCTTATTGGTATCCTAAACATCGTTATATTTCCAAAGTACGTGCATGGCCTACTGATGTAACCAAAGCACAGATTACTTTGACAGTAACTCATGGTTATCAGGTAGGGCAAACAGTACGGTTTGTAGTACCTGCACAGTATGGTATGACCCAACTTAATGGTCTTGAAGGTACTATCGTTCGTATTAATGAGAATGATACTAACTCTACCAATACTATTATTGTTGATATTGATGTTAATGCATTTACAGCATTTGCATTCCCATTGACAGGTGCTGTACCGTTCAGTCCTGCAATGGTTGTACCTGTAGGTATGGATACAGCAGAGGCATTAAGTGTTATACCACCATACGACATTTTAACTGATGCTACACAGAATACCGCCTATCGTGGCCTTATTCTTGCCCCAGGTGCTCAAAGTCCTGCCGGTCTTGTTAATGAAAAGATCTTCTGGTATGCAGGCACAAGTTACGGTATGTAATAATGGGGGCTTCGGCCCCCTTGTATCTTAAGGAGTAGTATTATGGCAGCACAATTGAATACAGAGCTTAAATCAGAAAAGAAACAGAAACCCAATCTTAAATATTTACGTGATAAAGACAGAGAACCTGTTAAAGGACTATTTAGGTATTATGAAGCACCTTTAGGCACGTTAAGCTTTTGCTATAGAGCTTATAAAGAAGACCCTATCGAGACGTTTAATTTAACAGATGGACAGGTTTATACAATACCATTAGGCGTAGCTAAGCATCTTAATAAATCAGGTTGGTATCCTGAATATCAATATGTTAAAGGAGAACCTGGACTTGTTGGGGCATTCTCACCTGATGGAACACGTATGCAGATCGCACGTAAAGTACGTCGTTATGGGTTCCAGAGTTTAGAATTCTTAGATATTGATGATCTTGGTGAGACACGAGATATTGTAGAAGTAACTAAGGCAGAATAATATGTGCCCAATAGCACCTGTACAATATCCCATGTTTCAACCTGCGATGCGTGAAATAGCAGGTATTACCAATACAGAACCTACTATTATAGCTACATCATTTGACCACCTTTATTATACAGGACTTATTGTCCGTTTGGATATCCCTAAAGAATATGGTATGGACCAACTTAACGGTTGGATTGGCACTATAGAAGTACTTACACCTACACAGTTTGCTATAAACGTAGATGCTACCCTTTATACACCATTTATAGCAGCTGGTGCTTTACAAAGTCCACAGGTTATTCCTGTAGGTCAAGACAGTTTACTTTTGTTTCAAGCTACACGTAATGTTCTTCCATACTAAGGAGAGTATATGCCAGCGCCTTACACAACATTACAGAACATCTACACAATCATACGAAGATTGGTCCGTGCTCCATCTAATGCACAGTTAACTAACGATGATCTTAATGATTATATAAACAGATTCTACATGTATGATATGCCGCAACATCTACGCATATTTGACCTCAAACGAACGTTTACCTTTTATACCAGGCCTTATATCGGCGACTATACAACTGATCTTGTAGATCCTACATCAGCTTTATATGAGTTTAAAAATAAATATGTATCAGTTCATGAGCCTTTGTATATTGCAGGTATGAGGAGGATGCTGTCTCAATCAAGAGAGCAGTTCTTTAATATCTATCCTAATATATCTCAGATAGGCCAGACAGGTCGATTTGGTGATGGGGCTACTGTTACCTTTACAGGTACGTTGCCTACAGGTGCTACGACACCAGGTGTTCCTATTATGCAGAACCATGTACTGTTTAACAGTATAGGACCTGCTTATTATGGTCTTGAATTACATGATGTGCCTGCTGACGCTCAGATAGGTACTATGACAGGAGATGTAGGTGCTGGTGTTAATACTATCAATTACCTGACGGGTGCTTATAACATAACCTTTTCTGCTGCTCCTCTTGCAGGACAACCTATAAACTATCAGGTAGTTCCTTATCAAGCTGCTATGCCACAAGTTGTACTTTTTTATAACGATACATTTACTGTGCGGCCTATACCTGACCAAGTATATCCTATTACGTTTGATGTGTTTGTAGTACCTACTGAGTTGTTATCTACTGATACAACACAGCATCCTGATATTAACCAATGGTTTCAATATATAGCTTATGGAGCAGCACGTAAGATATTACAAGAACGTCTTGATATGGAGAGTGTAGCATTATTAGAACCTGAATATCATAAACAAGAACTTTTGTGTTTACGCAAGACTAATATGCAGCTTTCTAATCAACGTGTTGCTACAGTATACACTGAAGGTTCCGCAAATTGGCCGTACGGCGGATGGGGCTTTTTTAATTCACCGTACTAAGGAGAGAATATGCCATATTATGATACGCCGTTGGCTGCTAATAGGATTAATGCTACGCAGCCTTTAATACGCAATAACTTTACTACTATCAATACAGGGTTCTCTATAGATCATATAGGATATGATATTGGCGTTGATGTAGGTAAGCATAAAAAAATAACCCTTGTACAACAACCTGCACCTGCTTTTGCTGCTGGTGAGATAGGATTCTATAATCTTGCTGGAGCATTGCTCTATCATAATCTTGCTGGTGTTGATCTAGATATAAGCACATTAGGATTTAATGCAGTAACAGGAAATCGTTTTATTAAGTTACCAAGCGGCATTATTTTATGTTTTGGCAACCGTCAAGGAAGCGCTGTTGGTGATACAGAAGTAAAATTCCCTACTCCATTAGCTGCTGTATATGGTACTTTCGTTACTTCTCTTAATGGACCAGGAGCGCCTGCACATTGTGCTATATATACAAGGCCTGATCTTCCTGGCCAACAATTTTATGTTGGTACGTATAATTATGCAGGAACAGTTAGAGATGATTCTTGGTTCAGTTTTATGCTCATAGGAGCATAATATGGATAAGTTTCTTATAGCTCCATATGATCATGGTTTAGAACTTGATATCAAGCCGTTTATGATACCTGACAATGCATTTGCGCAACTTGATAATGCATATGTATTTCGCGGGAGGGTACGTAAACGATTTGGATCTAGGCTTATGGACGAATCGGTAGATCCTGTATTACAACCTTTAAGGTCACGATTACGTATAGCTATACCTACTGCTGATGGTACTACTGATGGTCTGGGTGTTGCTGATGGGTTTGTACCTAATGGTATAGCTCCAGGTGTTGCATTTGATGTTGGGGCTATGTTCTCTGTAGGTGATCAGATCTATACGGTATATCAACCTGGGCCTGGCGATGTTCTTATGTTATCAAGTGCTGGCGATGTAGCGCGGTTTGATACGACTACAGGGCATTATATATTTACAGGTTCTATACCTAATACACAGATATATTTTTATCCTTCATTACCTGTTATGGGCTTTGCAGAATACCAAATAAGTCAATCTATAGATAATCCTACATATGCATTTGATACAAAGTATGCCTATCAATACGTTGCAGGAGGGTGGAACCGTCTTGGAGGAATGGATTGGTCAGGCAATGATAATCAGTTCTTTTGGAGTACCAATTGGCAAGGTGATAATCCCAACGATACGTTATTATTTACTACGAACTATAATGCTGCTGATGGTATTACATGGTATGACCAAGTAGTTGGGTTCTGGCGTAGAAATACGGCAGCGCAGTGGACTTTTTATACGAGTAAGACGGGTACTGTTAATTACCTTAAAACTGCACGTATTATATTACCTTTTAAGGACCATCTTGTAGCGTTCAATACTGTAGAATCTATTAATGGTGCCGAGGTAACATACTTCAATAGAGCACGTTGGTGCCAGAATGGTTCTCCTGTAGAGCAAGATGGTGCACCTCTTGAAGTTATAGCGTGGCGTGAAGATATACCAGGTCGTGGCGGTTGGATCGATTGTCCATGCAAAGAGCCTATTAAGACTGCACAGTTTCTACGTGACAGACTTATTGTATATTTTTCATCAAGTACCTGGGAGTTTGTCTACACAGGTAACCAGATATTGCCGTTTACATGGCAACAGATCAATACAGAGCTTGGTGCTAAATCTACCATGTCGCAAGTACCTTTTGATAAGGTTGTTCTTGGCGTCGGTAATGTAGGCATTCATGCATGTAACGGTACCCAAGTAGAACGTATAGACAGTTCTATACCTGACGAAGTATTTAAGATTAACAATGATAATAATGGTCCTGAACGTGTTTATGGAATACGGGATTATTATAGTGAGATGGTCTATTGGGCTATATCAACACCTACATATCAGGTTCTTGATACCTATAAGTTTCCTAATAGGATATTAGTATATAATTATAGAAACTCTTCATGGGCATTTAATGATGATAGTATTACAGCATTTGGTTATTATTATGCTGATGATGCTGCTACATGGGCGTCTATGGGTTCTACATGGGAAGAAACTACTGATACATGGGGTTCAGGAGCGCTTGCTGATCTACCTAAGCTTATTATAGCAGGCAATCAGGAAGGGTTTACTTTCTTTATTGATGTTAATAGAAAACGCAATGCCCCTGCATTGCAGATAACTAATATTACCAATCCTGGCGGTATCTTTACAGTTATAGATCATAATCTACCTGTAAATAGTTATGTTCTTATAGAGAACTGTTTCGGCATAACTCAGATGAATGGTCATATATATAGTGTTACCGTACTTACTAAAGATACGTTTACGCTTGAAGATATGCCTGATCTTGGTGCTGATGTATATACAGGCGGAGGAACTGTAACACGAATAAGCAAGATAGATATACTCACTAAGCAGTTCAATTTTTATCTTAAAGAAGGTTCGAGTACTTGTGTTAATAAAGTAGATTTCTTAGTTAATAGTGAACCTCAAGGGCCTAATCATCTTGATCCACAATTATTTGTAGAATGTTATCCTACTTATTCTGAGTGCCCTTTGGTTGATGGTGGTTCCATAACAGGATCATTATTGGGCACTGGTATGTTAGAATTGTCACCTTATCCAACAGTACCTATTGAAGCATGGCAAGAACAATTATGGCACCCGGTGTACTTCCAGAATGAAGGTGCATCTGTTCAGTTCCATATAACATGGACAGAAGAACAGATGAGAGTCATAGATTATGTATTATCTGATTTCCAACTTAATGCTATGTTAATTCATACAAGACCTACAGCATCACGTTTGTACTAGCTTTATTCATGTCCCATATTCTAACCAGTATGGGACATTGTTAATATTTAATATATTCGAGTACTACAAATGTATTGGTGTAGGCAGTCTTATTATCAGTAGTTCGTATATTAATATTAAGATTATCTACAGATAACCCTATATATCCTGGTGTAGGCCCTGCATAAGGTAACGGAATATAACTGAGCGCTACAGGGTCAGAAGCTACCCCATATATACGTGTGAATTTGAACGTAGACGTAAGATCTATATTATGTGGAATAGCAAGATTGGCATTATTTAAAAGTGCGCCACAATTGAATACTTTTCTAAATACGTTACGTTGCGTAGGGGTCTGCGCACTTGTTGAACTTCCTGTAGGATCAGGAAAGTATAACTGGCCGTTTATAAATTCTGTAAGTGGATAGAATCCTGTATCTTTGTTGTTTATTGCCATGGCATGTCTATTGATACTCTGGGTAAGGAGTACCAGAAACTCTTTAAACTGTTTACTATTGATATCTAAGTTATATATAGATTGTATATCGTAGATACTTGTATTCTCTATATAGAGTCCCGGATCTTTCTGTGAAGATGGCATTATACTCTCCTTGTAGATAACTTTTAGTTTATTTCATACTACTCTAGGTATAGGTACAGTTTAATAGTATTAGGAGAAAATAGTATGCCAGCACAATATGATAACCAAGTATATCAGCCTATGAATCAAGTTATGGGCCAACAGACAGCACAGCAGCCGGGGTTTGGTACACGATTTTGGGAAGCACTTTTTGGGTCGCCTCAACGGGTACAACAGGCTCAGCAGTATACGCCTGAAGCACAGCAGATGATGAGTCGATTAATGAATACCGGGTTTGAAGGACTTAAGCAGTTTGATTTTGGACCGATACGTGACAAAGCTATAAGGCAATATCAACAGCAGATAGTACCAGGACTTTCTGAACGGTTTACTTCTATGGGAGGACGTCATTCTTCAGGGTTTCAACAAGCATTAGGTGCATCAGGATCAGATCTTATGAGCAATCTTGCAGCATTAGAAGAAAATTATAATCTTCGAAGACAACCTATGTTCCAGCAGCTTATTGGTATGGGACTAAGACCTCAATGGGAGAATATAGTTAATCCTGCTACAAGTGGGTTTATTCCTGATCTTATAAGAGGTTTATTCTCTACTGGTGGGCAGATTGCAGGTGCCGGTGGAAGTGCGATGATGGGAGAACTAGCTAAAAATCCTGAGGTTATCGCTAAATTATTACCTCTTTTAGGGATATAAGGAACAGTTATGGCAATAGTAGTACCACAATTCAATCCTGGCGCTTATATTGGCCAAGGGTTTTCTCAAGGTCTTGAAAAAGGTGTCTCTTCAGGCCTTGAAGCATTACAGAAGCTCCATATGGAAGATATGTTGGCGAGACAACAGCAAACACGCATAGAAAAATCTTTAGAGCCATTATTTCAACAAGTTGAAGGAACTCCTTATGAGGGAGTGTTTAGAGCATTAGCTAAGTCTGACCCTAAAGGGTTAAGTAAAATGGTCCAAACTGCTGTTCTTGGAGGGTTCAATTTTGGGGAGCCACAACAAGCTCAGGATGTTCCTGCAGAAGAATATCCTGAGCAGTCTGTTGGCACTTCAGAAAATATGTTTACACAGAGAAAAACTCCAACTCCTACGCGCGATTTCGGAGAAGCATTACGTAGAGGGATATATGAGACTCCACAGTTGAGACAGGCTCGTGAATTGGAAGAAAGAAGGGAAGCCTTTATCAGTAAAGAAAACCTTGAAAAAGATAAACGAAGAGAGCAGAGAGCAAAGTCAGAGCAGGCAGTTAAATTTGCTAAAAATATAGAGCCCTGGCTTAAAAATGAAGATACCGTAACTAATAATATACAAGATATGGCTGATATTGCCGATAGAGGAATAAAGGCATTAGAACAAATTGGAAGAAAGAATTATCCAGGAATGGCGAAAAGATGGGTAGGAGATGTTACTGCGGGATGGCTTACTCCTTCATTGAAAGAATTTTATAATATAGGAGGAGAGCTTGCTCTTGCTAAGGCATCCGCATTAAAAGGACAACCAACTAATTATAAAATAAAGTTGGTTCAATCTATTAAGCCTGGTTTATCTTCAGATTATAAAACCAATATGAGAATGTTGCGCAGATATAAAGAAGTTGGTGAGGCTAGAGATCGCAGGCAAGCATTTCGAGATAATCTTAAAGAAGATGGTCAATTCCCTGAGAATATACAAAGTATTATGTCTGAATATGATAATGCCATGGCAGATCCTAAAAGACATAAAAAGTTTTTCGAGAAATATCCTTCTGCTCGAGATGATGCATATTTCCTTTCAGAAGATTATGAGAACAAAAAGATGCGAGAAGAAGACAGACAATATGGTATGTCTAAGCCGACAAAGCCATTAGACCAATTAGAAGATAGGGAAGTTCTTGATAATCCTGATTGGTTTAAAGTTGATACAGTATATGAAGACAATGATGGGAAAAGTCATCGCATAGTAATGGCAAATGGTATCAAAAAATGGAAGGCTGTGTCATGAGTGGATTCAAGCATGGCGGGTATGAAAAAGATATAAATAAGGGTACAGCATCAAAGTTCAGGCATGGCGGCTTTGAAGATGAAGATAAACCAGTTAAAGTCTCTTCTCCTCAACATTATCAAGATGATGAAGAAGAGGAAAGCTGGCCTTCTTATTTTGGAAGAAATATATTTGCCAAGCTGCCCAAATATGCTTATATGGCAGGCAGAACAGGGTTGGGTACTGGCAATATTTTGCAGCCCTTAGCTCGTTTAATGATACCTGATAGGGGTGTTGTTAAAGCAGATCCTGCCGATCCTAGTGAAAGAAAGTGGCGTAACCCATATTATGATCTTCCCATTAAAGATATGGATCTTTCTGCTGCTATTCCCTTTGTAAGTGCGCAAACTGCGGCAAAAGAATTTGAGGCTATATCTCCTAGAGTAATGTCTGAGGAACGTAGTGGCGATGCTCCAATGGAATTTATAATGAATACTCTTCCGGCATTTGCTTTGAATTGGCCTAATTCTGCTGCAAAACTTCTATCGACATTAGCAGGAATTGGGGGTAGTTATGTTGGTGGCGAAGCTGGTGGAGCCGTTGCCCCTTATCTGACGAAAGATGAGGATATACAAGATATCCTTACGCAATTGAGCGGCATGGCTGGAGGACATTATGCAACTAAAGGTGTTAACACTATTTTACAACGTAGATCTGGCGCACTCGCTCCTCGAGTAGAGGCAGAAGAAGAGGCTTTTGATAGGCAGCAGGAAGAGCATGGTCGAGAGAAATATGAAGCTGCAAAAAAAGCCTATGAACAAGAAGAACAACAACGCGTATCGACAGAAAAAGAAAAAATTGATGAAGTATATCTTCCTGCTGTTGAAGAAGCTCGCCAAGAAGAAACAAGAACAAAAGAACAGCTTGTTAAAGAACAGGAAGATTTCAGACTAAATAAAGAAAAAAGAATTCAACAAGCTAAGAATGAGATTGACGTTTATGATCAAAACCTTGAAAAATTAGTCAAACAACAAAACGAAGCTTATGAAAATGCTAAACAAGTAAGAAATGGCGCTATAGAAGGAGATGCTACTTCTGTTATGGATGCAGCTAATCGCGCAGTTAAAGTTTCTGGTTTAAGCTCTGCTGATAAGGCTGATGTACGTAATATAGCTATGGGTATAGAAGAAAGCATTGTAAATGATACTATGACGCTTGATAAAGCTGTTGAATTGCAGAAAAATATTAATGGGCAACTGTATCCTGATATTTCTACTAAAGAAGGTAGCAGGCATTCAGTAAGCAAGAATTTTAAGCGAGCTGTAATGCCTATCGTTGAACAATTAAATAAATTTATTAAAGAAAATGGTAGCCCTGAGCATTCAGAATATTGGGAAAAAGGCGAAAATCTTACACGAGAAATAGCAGAGAAAAGTAAGAACAAGAAAAAATTTGTTAAAGCTAAAAAAGAACAAATTGACAAAATAAACAATGAGAAATTTTCTGAGACACGAAAAAATGCTTTAGAAGATCAGCATCAAAAAGCTAAGCAGAATCGTGCTCAAGTTGAGCGTGAGTATAGGACAGCACGTAATAAGATAGGTCCGGTCACCTGGGATCAACTGCTTCGTAGCGAGAATAAACAGCATCTTTTAGAGAGGAATTTCATTGAAGCTTCAAAGCAGCCTATAGAACATATAGAAAAACCTAAAGGATACGGAGAGAATTCTATAAAAGCTGGTCTTGGAGCTGTTGGAGCCTTATTTGGATATTTAAAATTAGGAGCACTTGGCGGCATATTTGGAGGACTTGGCAGCTTTATAGCGAAAAACGCTTATAATGAAGTCCAATATGCTCGAAAAGTTTTCAAAAAATATCCCTCTATTAAGAATGAAACATATGGTCTTATTAAAGACGCTACTCGTTTGACACCTCAAAGGTTGGCATTGCGTATGTCTTCTATTGGTAATAAGGTTCAAGATATTTATGATGATATGGAAGAAGATTAACGACTATTCTTTCATAAGCTCGAAAAGGAATATACAGAGTGCTACGATTGCACTAAAGCTTAATGCTTCGCTTAATGGGTACATATTATTCTTTCATTTTATTGTTATAAGACTCTTCTTCTTTGATACGTGCGGCTATAGCCTTGAGTACCCAACGACGTAATGTGGTACCTTGTGCTATAGCCCTTATTTTAATATCAGCGTGTAGTTCTTTAGGAACATCTACAACCAATCTATTGGGCGTATTCCGTTGTTTATCCATACTATCCTTTATGCTAAATGATATAGGAATATAGTACTTTCTTTATATATATTTGCAACAGGATCTTGTCTTTACTGTACTTATTTTAGAGCAGTTCAACACTTAACTAAAAGGAAGTACATGGAAAATCTTAAAGTTATTAACAATGTCGTTCTTGAAGTAACCAAAGAAGATAGGACTTTTACATTTGTGATGCCTATAGGTGCTAAGATCGGTGATGCTTATGAGGCCTGTTGGGAATGTTTACAGAAGATATCTTCTATAGCCTCTGAAGCGGTAGAAAAAGCCAAGAAACCATCTGAGGAATAATATGATTATCAATCGTGTTGTCCCTTTAGCATGTACTTCTGTTGATGCTGCTACTCTTAACCCGGCAGTATTTATAGCATTGAAGACCTTAGAGAGCCCAGCACTTTATCTCAAGATCATCAATAACTCTAATACTGCCGTGGCTATAAGTTATAATGGCACAACAGTACATGATTATCTTATAGCTCATGATACTCTTGAGCTTAACTTTCAGACTAATAGTATCCCACGAGCCAAACAAGCTAATATGGCCAAAAATACTACTGTGTATCTGCAAGGAGATCCTGGCGTAGGGTTAATTGCCTGTACAACATATACAACCTATGAGTGAGTACCTATGAAACTAACTAATAGAGTATATGCAGTTCCTGCATCATTCTTTAATGCAGCAGATATATCCGAAATTAATTATCTTCCTCTTAATCTTGATCCTTTGCAGGAACCATGTTTCTTGATGCGTATTATCAATGCATCTACTGAAGATATATGGATAAGTTACGACGGAGTAACTGAACATGATTATATTCCTGCAGGACATACAACAACCATAAACTACCAAACTAATGCATTGCCTAATGCTTATGTAGCACAAGAACCTAAAGGGCTTACTGTCTATGTTAAAGATGTTATTGCCCCATTTAAGCCATTAGGATCTATTGTTCTTGCTGCATATACACAATGGAGAGAAGAATGAACAAAGCTATTAAACTTATGCCTGAACATCTACGTACAGTCGATGCTGCGACTATAGCAGCTGCCGGTGCTGGAGTATATACTTCAATAAGTGTTGCTAACCCTGCATTGGATCATCCTGCACGTATGATTCTATTACAGAATTTTACCAATGCTGATCTTATGATCAGTATGGACGGTGTCAATGAAGATTTCCCTATAGCATCACGTGCATCAATTATTCTTGATATAACAACTAATAGATCATCTACGGGTGGTATTTATTGTATTGCCCAAGGAACAAGATTTTATGTTACACAACTTGAAGTGCCTACAACAGGTTCTATCTATCTGACATCATTCTACGCAGCGGAGGACTAATATGTCACAAGTATCCTCCTATGTAGGTGGCGCAGTCCCTGGTGTAGGTATCCAGACAATAACAGGTAATAATGGAGCAATCAATGTAGGACCCGATGGCGCCGGTGATGTTATTATCCAAGGTGCTGGTGATATAACCGTAACAGGTGACGCATTAACACATACACTTACTATAACATCAGCAGGTGTCGCAGGAACCTATGCAACTGATGTAGGTAACGCTATACCAGCGGCGGGTGTCCTCAATGTTATAGGCACCGTAGATGAAGTTAATACTCTAGGGTTCGGTAATACTATACGGATAGGTCTTCCTGCAAATGTTCAGATCGCGAACAATCTTGACGTAGGATCAACCTTAACGGTATGGAATGAACTTATGGTCGTAAATGATATATCATCTACATTGGGATCAATATATGCTCTCTTTGGAGATATCGTTTCCGGCAATAGCCTTGTAGGGCAAGACCTTGTTGTGTTTAACGGTATTGATGTAACAGGTCCTTCTGTATTTCAGAGTCTTAATAGAGGTGTTGTACAGGTTAATGCTGTGCATACATTGTTTACTTCTGAAGGTGCTAATGGGCAGTTACTCATAGGATCGTCAACAGGACCTGCACTATGGGCAAATCTTACAGCAGGTGCAGGAATAGCAATAACTAATGCTGCAAATTCAATAACTATTGAAGCTACAGGGGCATTGGCATCTACTTATCGCACAGATGGTGGCGATGCGTTGCCTGCATTGGGTATTATAAATATTGTAGGCGGCGCCAATATAACAACATCGGGAGCAGGCAATACGGTAACAGCAGCTCTCAATCCTAATATTGTGCTTACATCGGTTATAGCAACCAATATAACAGCAAATGCTGATCTACGTGGTCTTAATACATATGTAGGCAACAATCTTCAAGTTACTAATGCTATAGCTACATCATCGTTGACAGCAACAGGTGCTATACAAGGTGCAGCTATTAACTCTACTCAAGATATAACAGCAACACGTGACGTTAATGCGGGCCGTGATGTTAATGCAGTACGCAATGTTATTGCTCAATCAGTAACTGCTACAGATCATCTTGAGACGCTTAATAATCTGTATGTAGCTACACATAATGGTGTATTACAATCTGATGGAACAGGTCTTGTATCTGCTACTAATGGTAACCCTACGGGAACTAATGGTCAGTTACTTATATCTTCAGGATTAGCTAGCCCTTCATGGAATCATTTAGAATCTGCTGATGGTTCAGTAGTTATTACATATCCAGGTGATTCTAGAATTAATCTGAGGGCAGTATCTGGAGTTGCTCCTGCTACTATATCATCATTCTTTGCAAGGCCTATTGCTGCTGTTGCGCGTTCTTTTGGTGCTAATGTTCGTTATTATTTTGGTGCAGAAGCTGCCTATAGTATTACAGGAACAGATTGTTTCAATACGGGAGGTAATTTCTATCTTGGTAATGGAACAGGGACACCATGCAATTATACAGCACCATCAACAGGACTCTATTATTTTGAAGTGAGATGTGAACCACGAGATGGTGCATATAATAAGATCTATTTAAGAACATATGTTGGTATAGAGAATGTTACACGAGGCATAAGTTATAATACCTGGGTCTTAGGTAACGATGTTGGAGTACCATGGTGGCAAGGTATGGTCCAATTAAGCGCAGGAAATATTGTAAGATTCTTTTTCTGTCCTACGCAAACATTAGTTGGCTGTGTTTTATCAGGTGGTTATATATGTGGTTATAAAATAGCGTAGTAATGTTTTAACAAAAGGAAGAGTATGTCCAAACAAACACAAGTGCAGAGAGCCTACGGGCAATATCCTGCGCTTATCAATATTGCGAATGAGCCTAAAATATCTAGGCGCAATCCTACAGCAGCAGATCGTGCTGAACTAGGGCAAATATGGATCAATAAGTTAACCAATGAAGTTTATATGCTTACCTCTGTAGGTACAGTAGCAGGCGGTAACTTTGGTGCTGCTGTATGGACACGGTTAGACAATGGAGCAGGTGCTACAGGTATAGCATGGATTACTACAGCAGCTGCAAACGTTAATATGGCTGTTAACTCAGGATATTATCTTACTAATCCAGGAGCTATAACACTGGTATTGCCTGTTGCCTCTGTTGTTGGTGACGAGATATGGATAACTACAGAAGATGCTTCGGGAGCAGGTGCAGGTATCCAAGTGACGCAAGGTGCATGGCAACGCATACGTGGTGCAGGAGATATAACAGGAATAGGAGCAGGAACTAAGTTCTCTGTCCTTGATAGTATGCAAGAATCTGTTGTTGTACATCTTATCTGCACAATAGCTAATACTCAGTGGGATGTTGTATCGATTAATGCTGTTGCCAATTATGCTGTTTAGGAGAGATTATGGCTATAAGTTCACAGACTGCAAACTATACTTCGTATAAGTACATTGTTACTTCTACAGAGCCAGGACCATTTCATACGATACAATCTTGTTTAGATTATGTTCAAGCTCTTGGCGAGACTACTACGATCTTGGTTCGTCCAGGCACGTATATAGAAGACCTTACATTATATAGTGGTATCAATATAACTGGTGCATCTGAAGGACAGGTTATTGTTCTTGGAGAGCATACTCCACCTGCTGCTGGCACTCTTGTATTGACCAATCTTACATTGCAATCTGCTACATCAGTATTAGTATCTGCTGCTGCTGGTACAACTGATATTACATTTCAGGATTGTACATTCGGTACTTCTGTTTTTGTTGTAGATTGTCTTAACTGGACAGGTTCATTACATTTCGATAACTGCTTAGAGCAATCTGCGTCTAACGGTATCGTTAATAATACAGGTGGTTCTGCTGTTGAGATACTTAATAGTAGTATAGGTGCTGGTATTAACTCTATGGTAGCATCAGGAGTTACCCGCATATTTGGATCAAGGATCTACGCACCTATAACATTATCGGGTGCTTCATCTATTGATACCAGTTATATAGAAGGTGCCCTTGTTATCATAGGTACTAATGATAGTACATTAACAAGTTCTAAAATCAATTCTGGTGCTGATACAGCTATTACAGCAACAACTACAGGGCTGATCCGTATAGAGAATTGTGTTATACATACTACAGGGCTCACAGCTATTGATGGTACATCATCGGTAGAACTTACATCCTGTTCATTTGGAGATACAGATACTATTGCAGGAACTATAGTATTGTCTTTGGCCTCTGAGTTTAAATCTACACGAGGTAAGGTCGTATCATATCTTGAGCTGGAAGATGCTGCATTCAGATGCAATAGTACAGATCCTGATGATGGTATGGTTCTTATCGGTAATACTGCTACCAATAAGCCTGTATGGGCTACATTGTCCGTGTCAGGAGTACTTACTAAGTCTGAAGGAG